TCATCTCAAAACCAATACGTGGCAATGAGATAGCAATATCTTGATCAAAGTTAGGATCTTGAGACAGTCTTACGAGAAATTTCTCTTTGGGTCCGTATGCTATTGGTACTTTAAGAGTCTGTATTCGCTCATCGTTCTGATCGAAACGCTGAACATAGATACCATTGAACATGTTGCCAAATACAACAACATATTTTCTTAATGTTCCGTGATAAAAAGTTCTTCCAAACATTATTAGTACCTATCTATCTCACCGAATGGATTAACTTCGCTGAAGTCTAATATGTTATCAGCTTGAGTCTGGAAGAATTGGTTGTTAGCAGACTTATCTGTAGTTTCGATAGTATATTCTTGCAATAATGTACCACCATCTTCAAGCTGAGCAACTCCTGTTCCATCTTCAAGAGTAAACTGATAGCCGAGTGTATCGAGCGTATACGTGGTTTCGATTGCATCAATAGCTGTGTTTCCAGTATTGAGCTGCTCTGTACTGTATTCGAACAATTCACAGCGAACATCATAAGTCTGCAGACGACCTGTTTGATAGAATATCTGCTCATGCTCAACAAACTTAATTTCAAAGATTTTATCGACAAGAGGAAAAAATATTAAGTCACCTTCTTGTGGTCTGTTAATAGTGTTGAGATAATCATCACCTTCTAACATGAAAGCTTCAGTATCTTGAGATCCAGTTAGAAATTGACGTGACGGGGTTGTATTGCTACCGCTTTCATGGATTAGATTGTAACCAACTTCAGTTAATATCTTAGGTGATGTAATAGCTTGATCGAAACGTTTTCTTGCGACAGTAAACGTGATCTGATCTCGTATCTCTAATCCAAAACGTGAAAGAAGATCACCTTCGCCTTCGAATCCTTCGACATTTTTGATATACATTTCAACATCTATAGCTTCATCAAATTTAGACAAAGGATCCTCGCCAAACAAGTGATCAACATTCACTTTAGTACGAGGCATATACTTTACATTATGTCCGTAGATTTTAATTGCTTCGATCGTTAGATCTTCAACTAAATCTTGCTCTCGACCATAATTAAAGTTGTTGAAATATACGTTAGTTGCCATGTTAACCTATCATGTCATGAACTGGTAAACTGTAGCTTGAGATCATCTCATCTTCAAGCTTCATTATAGCTTCTTGAGCTTCTTCCCATATCTTTTGACCATTAAAGGTTAGTCCACCAGGCATCTGAAGACCTTCAAACTTCTTGAGATTTTCACCCCATTGACGCTTAAATAATTGTGTAGTATATCTAAGTAACCATCTATCGCTATACATATCGGTATTGACGTCTGGATCAATAACCTGATAACTGTCGAGTATGATGTAACTGTCGACAGGTACCTTATCTTCCCAGCTTGTATCGATATACACGCGATCATTATGTCTGTTATATCGAATAGGCTGCTTACCTACAAATGTTTCTTCAAGCATATTGACATGCGTCATAGCCATTGTATAAGGAACAATAGATGATTGAAGAAGATCGTAGAGATCGTTTAGATGGATTTGATAACGTACGTTGAATAGGTTATTTACTGAATACGTTCCGCCAAGAACAAAGCAACCCGTCACACCAATTATAGATTCTGGTACGGTGACATAACCGTTTGTCTGATCTTCTGCTGTACAAACGTGCTTGTAGTAAACACGCTCAGTACCATCAAAATGGTAATCACGATAATAGGCTATAGCTTCATCGATACGATCTTCTAGCTGCTCATCATCAACGTTGATATCGACAACAGGTTTACCAAGGTTACGTAAGCACCATTCTTTGAGTTCATCTCTGGTAACTGGTTTGGCCATTTATATTGCCTTCTATAGATAAATTGTTTATTATCTATTTATCATTTGAAATTAGGCAATATTATTAACCCTTGGTAAGAATACTGGTTGTTGAAAGCGCTGTACCGGCTTCTACTGGTATGAGATCAGCTGTTGTACTAAGAGTACCATCATGCTGAACATAATATTTTTGTCCCGGGGTTAGACCTGTCTGTGCATCATCTATCGCTCCGTCAAGCTGAATACTAGCTGTGGTATTATTCGCATAAGCTCCATCAGAGAATCCAATAAAGTTATCTTGTGTCAGGTTTCTTACTTCCGGTTGATATACTACTCCACCTGGATAACTAGAACCGCCAGAACCTACATGAGTAAGTATATTCTGTCCTGTGGAT